ATAGCATAGTATTTTGGTTTACCCTGTGCTGCAGATGTGCCTGTAATCGGTTGATACTCTTGAAGGTATGTTACATCTTTTTTCTCTAACCATGTATTCGCTCCAGTAAGCACGGCACTTGAATCATAGACCTGTATACCTCTAATAAATAGAGCTCCTGCAGGAGCGTTAATAGTTTCTTGTCCAGGAACTAAATTACCTGACTGTTGTTTTCTATCTGCATCAATAGGAACATCTCTCATGATTCTATACTGTGCATTTAAAATAATATTTTCTAATTGATCTGCAGAAAAAACTGTAGAATCCACTTCTGTATAGTTTCTAATTTGTGTAACTAATCCTGAATAACTTATTCCTGCCATTATTTAGATCCTTTATGTTTTCTAAGAATTTTATCTAGCTTACGATTTACAACAGCTTTAACTTCTACTTTAGTTTTTTTACTAAATAAGTTTTTTATGCGCTTAATGAAACTGGTCCAACTGAACATCCTATGCCTCCTCCTGATACTCCACCCTTTGTAGCAGTATCTGTATCAACTGTAAAATGAAAAAAATTCGCAACAGAGTAATCAGACGTATCTCTTCCAGGGTTTCCATCACCTGTATCGCTGACATATTTTCCTGTTGTAACTGTATAACCGGCTGCTTTTGCAATATTGGCACCTGTAATACTATCAAAACTTCCTGGATTAGCGTATGCAAAAACTGCGTTTGTTGGAGTGCCTGTTCCAGGTGCTGTCGTTGGCACACCTCTAAATCTATATGTTGTTCCGTTTGTAAGACCATGACCTGGTGCTGTCACGTTTATAATTCCTGAACCTGCTTGATATGTTTTAAAACCATCTTCTGGAATAGAATAAGCAACTGCCGGTGCTGTTCTAGAAGGTCTAACATTACGTATAGATATCGCATCACCATTCATTGGTTTAGGTTCTAATTGTGGCTGCTTTGGTTCAAATTCAGATATGTGAACAAAAGAACCATTCCATTCTCTAACCATTTCTTTGTATGGAAACTCCATGCCAGATCTATCAGATATTGCTTTTGCGTATTTACCTGTTGCAAACTTTGCCATTATGTTCCTGGGTAATAAGCTTTAGGAGTAATATACGTACTCGAAGCTGACCCATCCTCCGCTAATGCTCTAGCTAATTCATCTTCGTAATATAATTTCATAGCTTGTATCATTTCTGGTCTGTATTTTTGTGCAAGATAAAAAGCTAATCCTGATATCATGCAAGGCACAAATCTAAATGGAACATCTGTTGCGTTTGTATAATCACCTACGTCTTGTATTCTTTTAATGTAATAAAAGTGCATATCTTTAGATGCGTTTGTTGAATCTGGTGTTGGATAAACATGCACTCTAACTTTGTCTATAAATCTTTCTACCCAATATTGATTAGGCGTACCTTTAGATAATTTGTTTGAAAATGCAGCATAAGTAGATCTATCTACTTTTGTCATCGGAGAATCAGCTTGTGTAGTTTGAGTTCTATTAGATCTTAATTGTGCTTCTAAAACATCAGATATTCCATACACACCGTTTGGTGTAGACGTTGCACTTGTGCCATCATCAGAGGATCTAAAAAAATCATACTCTGCTTGTCCTTCAATCAAATCTAAATTAAGCTCATCTATTTCCCAATAGTGAATGCCTCTGTTTCCCCATTCTTGAAACAAAACATTTAAAGATCTTCTTGCTGATTTTAATTGGTAACCAGATACGTTTTGTAATCCAATACGTTCAAAAGACTCTTCTACTATTTCATCAATAGCAAAAGTTTTGTCGAACGTAGCTGTTCCCGAAGTAGTGTTAGCCATTTAATCTCCTTAGCCAGTATAACCGATAGTAAGAGATCCTGTGTTTGTCATGGTTGCATGAACACCGTTTTCAAATCTGATACCATTTCCTGGAACATAGATATCTAAACCTTCTGTTCCAAAATCAGCTTCAAAAACTTTAGCTCCCGTACTACCAGATGAAATATCTCTTAACACAACAACAGACGAAGCTGCTCCTGCAGCTTGAATGTAAGTAACTCTACATGGGCCTATGTTAGTTGATCCACCAGAGATAGTTTTTACCTGTCCTGTACTAGCGATATTTGTAAACTTCTGATCTGAACTCATATTTTTCTCCTATTAAAGTGTGGGCCCGAAGACCCACACTAATTACTTATTACGCGTCTGCGAATGGTGTTACTATTGTACCTGATCCAATCAATAAAGAATTGTGGACTAAGTATGTAGCTGTATCAATCGCTGTGAAAGATACCACACTACCAACGATTCCACCTTTTGTAGAACCATTCATAGTAATAACATCGTTAGTTGCGCCTGGAACGAAAGCTTTTTTCGAACCATCATCTACACCAATCATGATAGCACCTTTAAATTTGTCAGTACCATCTGTTTTGATGTCCATATCAGTTGCAGCTGTTTCCACATAAAAGTGAAAAGATGCACCGATATTGTTTAAGTTATTGAAGTCATTATCACCTGCAGTAGCACCATTACTGTTTACATTGATACTTGGTAAAGTAAATTTACCATCAGCATCGTTGCAAAGTAAAATTCTACCTGCGTGTGTAGCAACTGTCAAAGTTGTATCAGCTGTTAAACTGATAGCCATGTCAGGGCCTGTGCTTGTAAAGCCATTTTTAGAAATGACCGGTCCTGAAAATGTAGTTTTTGCCATAATTATATCCTCCTAGTTTTCCGAACATAGTCTCTAGGCCGTCGACTGTATGCGTCTATGTTCTAATTAATTATACAGTGTGAAATTTATACTCTGTTTTTTAGTAGAGTGCAAGAGAGCCTGTACTTTGGTTTGATATTTATCCAAGATGTAGCTTTTTACTAAGTAGCTACAGAAACTTCTGGCGCAGCGTCTTCTATTTTATTAGTTAGATTAGCTATTTTAGCTTCTTCTAACTTGATGGCATTGACAACTTCTCTAATCTTATTGTCAATCCTTACCATGTCCAAAGTATACCTTTGGTTATCACGCTGATGCACTGCCCATTCTGTCTCGAGACTCCTCTTCTGTTTGTAAAGGTCTCTGACTTGTATTTGCATCTATGGTCTCCTCATAAGTTAGCCATAATTTAGACGAATCAATGAATCCATCTTTTTCCCAAACTATATCATTTTCTCCTAGTTTGTCAATGAGTGCGTTTTCAAAGGCTTTGTCCTCGTCCTCTGACACAATATTGAAGTCAGCATAGTATCCGTATGCTCTTATCTGTACTCGAAATGTTTTCATGATTCCCTCTTTTCTACCATAAAAAAAGGGGGCCCGAAAGCCCCCTTTTAATGTTCTTTTAGTGATTACGCACCTTCTACACCGAAGATACCTCTAGGGTCAGATACACCAAATGAGTATCTTTCTCTAGCTTTGTATCTCACGTTTCCAGTATCGAAGTCACCTTCCATTGCAGTTGTTAATGGAGCTCTTGTGAACATTTTCATACCGTT